GCACGAACTGGCACAAGCAGAGGACACCTTCGGGTCCCTCGCTAATGCGCGTCCAGTGAGTCAGGCCCAAAGGGCCGAAACACCGGCTTCCGGTCATGAATCGAACATGACCGGTAAGCTGCTTCTTTGGCAAAGCCAAGAGAAGCTTGTACCTCACTGGGACGGTACCACAATGTGGAACCCTCCCAGGAAGGTATACATTGCCAACAAAGTTGGCAAGTACTCTAAAGCCAAAGGCATAGAGAAACACAGGGAGCGCCTAAGGCGCTATCTTGTTAAATCTTGGAAATTCCAAGATTCTAAGGCCAGATTGCTCTGCAGTAGGCCTATATCTCAAATAAAGACAATATTTGAGAACCTAGATAGTCTAATAGACAATCTATGCATGTTCGAGGAGAAAATATTCTCCAGGACAAATCGGCAAATCCTTGAACACTTTGTGGTTAAGGTTTTGACGGTATCGACATATTCCGTCTCAGACGTTATATCGAAATGGAAAGACTTTGTCTCTTTCATAACCTCCAAGGCACTTTGTACCGAAGGAGTAACGGCCCCTTCTATGAAGGGAAACCTATTCAACTTCCTTATAAAGGAAGAGATATTTCAGCCATACCTAGAAGGTATAGGCGAAAAAAGGATGGCGGAGAATCTCGCCCATCTTATATCCACTCGCAACCTCGCCAATGGCGATGAGAAAACCGAGAGGAAAGCGGTTACAACCTTTAAGGAAATAACCGGTAAAAGTCACGAAATCCCTGTGGGAACATACGATGACTACTATGCTGCAGGAAGGTACCAAGGGTCCTTACTTAAGCATCTATGGGATGGCAAGAAACCAATGGTTTCTCACATCTCATTAACATCGAGCAGTTCGCTCGATAGTACTGTAAAGAACGGTGGCATGGCCATCGAAGCTTACAGAGACGTCAGGATATGGGCCAATGGCTATCCTAACGAAATAGAAGTAATCACGGCCTTAGGCCGCGACTACATTCTAACACCATCTTATAAAAGATGGCAAACTATCTGTGAAGATTTCACAGAAGGTAATTTCCTAGACGAATCGTCTACGAAAATATTGGACCGAGAAGTTGAACTCCTTGGTGCAGACAAACACTTCGCAGAAGTGATATATCTATGTGCTTATGTTAAGTACATAGAACACGAGAAATCTAAAAGAGATCTCGAGGTACGCCAAGTAACCGTATCGGAACCTGGCGGAAAAGCACGAATTGTAACGTGCACACACTGGTGGGTACAGGTTGTACAACAACCTTACTGTCATCAGCTATGCGAGATTTTATCTCGAAATCCCTCAGCACACTCAGTGTTATTGAGGGCAGATCAGGCCTGGCAATGCCTAAGCGTCCTGAAAAATTACCCGCACGAGAAACTCGAAGCAGGTCATAAGGTATTGTCATCAGATTTAAAGTCTGCTACAGATACCATCGACTTTGGCATAGCTAAGTCGATACTGAAGGGTTTCTGTGAAACCTTCGGATTATCTCGTACATACGAGATATTAAATCCGTTCCTTAAAGGAAGGGATGTTACATTCCCGGATATGTCTAAATTCAAGACTAAAAGGGGAATACCAATGGGAGAGCCAGTGGCTAAACCATTGTTAATTTTGATAGGATTATGCACAGAAACTGTTGCACTATCAAAATTTCTCCAGAAGCCTATAGAAAGGCAACTTGGAGACATGCCCTCATGGAGGACATTCCATCTTGGAGGTGACGATCACTTAGCGATCGGTCCCCAAGAATATCTGAACAATATTACTTCAGAACACCTCCGTATCGGAGGGATACCTTCCCCCGGTAAGCACGGCTTATCGAG